GCGATCTGGTCTTTCTTGGCTTTCTGCAATGCAATGGAGTACTTGCTTTTGTAAGTGGTGAAACTGGGATGATCTGTGTTGATCAATTTTGTGAGCTTGACCAAGCCGCCTATATTTCTTAAAAGGTTTGAAGCCTTCAGAAGATCCATGAGAGGTTTATCTATTAGCATCACTTTGGGTTCCAGGGCTGATCTAGGATTCGAAACGAACCCAGATGTAAAGAGATCTGATTCATCCAGCATCTTGCTTTGACTAGCCAACCGAGCCACAGTCAAATTCATGGCTGCATTAAAAACGAGGTAATTGCCTGTTTTCTTTTCTCTGACCATGAAGCCCTTGTGATAACTGGTCAAGCCTTTCAGAAGAGACCAGATGTCGATTCTGACAGATCCAATTTGGTGAGATATTCTGGGCGTTAAATCTGAACCAGACCCGTAAGTGCTCCTGTGACTATAGTCGTACACAGCGTTCAAATTCTCGATGACGTCAATTTTTTCGCCAAGGATTAAAGCTGAGGATTCGTCCAAGAATTCGTTTTGAGTCAACAACTCTTTTCCTTCAACGGTGTCTAACTCGGCTCTGGTAAAAGTTCTTCTCAGGAAAGCCCATCCGTGCTTGTTCATTTCTCCGCTGTCAGTGCAAATGACCGAGTTACCAAGGTTTTTTCCACAATCGGTGTGATCGATATTACTGCTGGGATCGCCAGAGAAGTTGCAAACCTTGACATTGAGTCTTGTCCACCTGTTGCCCAAGAGTCTCGCCCAAGCTTGAACCGATTTTTTTGACCTATCTGATGACTTGGGGGCAAAGACGAATGTGGCTCTCGGGCTTGGCTCAGAGAAGTCTCTTCGTAAAACAGTTACTGAACCATGAGATCTGTTTATGATGTTCACTTCTTTTTCAAATTCAAAGATCATCGAATGAGGAAGCTTTACTTTTCTCAATAAAATTGGTATTTTCGTCACGGAGACTCCAGTCCCGGTGTTTATGAGAATTCTAGCTGAGCTACTGCCGTTGACCTCGATGGAAATCTCGATTCCAGTGACGTATCCGTCGCGTATTCTCATGTCAGACCAAGTGGTTCGTTTATCTTCCTCATATTCGTCGCTTACTATGATCTTTAGCCCTTTGAATCTGGCCAGTACCCTCGACTTTGTCAACCCGGTTAATTGAATGTTTGTTATCAGATGTTCTCCCCTCACTACAAATATTGGATCCCTTAGCTCTAGACTTTTCATCTGATGAATGAATAGACTCCTCAAAACATCAGTTCCGATCAGTTCTATGTCACCTTGAGGTACTGAGAATCGAGAACTTCCTATCTTCGAAGCCAGGGCTCTCCCAAAGAAGGAGGAAGGACGGAGAGCGGAGGCCATGTGCTGATAGACAGAATCCATCTCTTTAAACTCTTGGAGGTCCTCAGTGTTGTACGACCCGAATTTTCTTTCAATGGCTTTGACGGTCACCACAGAGTTGATTGCGTTTTGAGCTCTGTCGTCGAACTGAGCAATAATCTCGTTTTCAGTCATTTTCATTTTCAGGAATGCAGAACCGAAAGGCACCAATTCAAACCTCGAGGAGATCACATTCTTATCAGGTTTGAAGTTCACGATGATTCCCTTGTTTCCTGAGACATAGAAATTCTTGTTTTCAAAGGCTAAGTAAACATCCACGCACCGTTCCTTGCTCTTAAACTTCATGAAGACTGGGTTTCTGCTCATTGACACTCTTTTTATTCTGTCCCATAGACTGTTCAGTGACTCAAATTCTTTCATAGTGCGTATTCCCAATATTGAAACAAACCTCTGAATATCTCTGACTACTGCATTCCAATTGGCATTGAGGTCAAAGTCTGAAGCCCCTTTCTGTCCCCTGTGAAGAGCCTCTTTTGCTAGAGAAAAATCTGATGTCATTGACAAGTCATTGGTTATGGGTTTTCTAATGATCGTGCCTTCATGGTCAGGAGTGTCTCGGATCTGCAGAAGTGAGAAATTCATGATTGTCGCAACGATGTCGTGATAAATTGTTCTGGAAGCCACGACGGTTTCATCAACATTGAAAGTGCCGATCTTCATTTTGATTTTCTTAATCGCCATTTCAAGATTAACCCATTCCTTCTCTTTTTGCACAGACAATAGCTCATCACTGATTTCGTCAGCAGCCTTGACTGTGTCCCATTTGCCGAACTCAAACAGATGACTCCTAGCTGAGCTCCAAGTGTTGTATAACCCACTCTTCGAATTGTGGAACAGGTTGTTCAGGTTAACATCCCGCTCGTTGGCAAACACTCCCGAGCTGAGAGAAGAGATCCTCTTTAGCTCAAACTGGATCAATTTGTTGGTCTGATCATGTGATTCAGGAGCTGATTCAAGCACAGACCCAGCCACGTTTTGCTTGTAGAATTCTTTGGCTTTTTCACTCTTTGTTCTTGGGCTTTTTATTATGAGTGGATCACTGAGCTCTGAGGTGACCTGGTCAGGGTGCAGCAAGTGTTTAAACACGTTATCTGCGGAAAATCCATATTCAGCCAGCATGGATATTGGGACTTCCTTCAGGCCTCCGTACGAAATGGTATATCCAGTCATGTTATCTCCGTAGAACCTCGTCAGGTACGAGACCAATTCTGAATAGATTATCTCACTGGTGATCATTCTGTTAGACAGCGAGTATATTGAGGTGGCCCTCGAGAGAATGCTCAAGTGATTGTCAACCCAATTGTTGAACGTGATTGAATTCGTGAGGTTTGATGATTGCCTGAAATAACTGTCGTTGATTATTCCGTCGATGTTGTAAACACTAACTAGCTCTGATACTCTTTTGCCGGTGATCTCTTCGAACTTGAGAGGTATATCTTCGACCGAAACACTTGGCTTATTGTCGGACTGAGCCAAACTGAAACCCCTTTTGGAGTTATCGTTGAGGTTGATAATGGTTTCAATTTCATGTCTTGTCATCAGATTCTTGTCAGACCGTGAGAAAGAGAAATTGATGTCATCACTGTGAAACCCTGCAACTCCATCTATGCGTACTGATAAGGCTCTGTTTATTGTCTCGATCTCAACCAAGGATGACAATCCGTGGACAAATGAGGATATGAAATGCATCAAACCCTGAGGCCAGCCGTGGTCCATTCTGACAGGGTGGAACTTGCGTTTCCACGCTTTGCTGCCCTTCCTGTTTACCTCAGTTCCATCAGTTTGTGGAGCAGGTTTCACATTCGTCCATGAGTTTGATTTGGCTGCGATTATGTCTTCGGGGTAGCTGAATCTTTTGCTGTCATCTTTAATCCGCTCATCGAACAAGAGCACGACAGTCTCGATTGCTTCGAATGACCTTTTGAGCAGATTGTAAATTTCATTGTCATATAGGCCGTTTTTATGCATGAGTTCTATGGTCAATAGGAACTTCACTTTTATGTCCTGAGGAGACCACTTTTTCATATCGTCATTTATGAAAATTGATTCCCTGGAGAAAGGCATCCTGGATATGAAGCTGTATTTTTCGTAAGTGCTTTTTGTCACGAGTTCGTTCGGCCATCTCTCACAGATTGTTTTGAAAATCGTCTGAATTGAGTAATGGCTCGCTTTAGAGTAGAATTCTTGTACCACTATTTCTCTGTCAGCTGCGTCCTTCTGTGGCTTGATGGATAAAAGAGAATAAGCTCCCCTTTCTTCACATTTTGACAGACACCAACTCAAGAATAATTCGATGATTCTGGACTGGCTAGCATTCCTG